CGGGGGTGCCCGTGGCGGCCCCGAACGACTCCTACGCGAACCTGACCACGAACCTGGGCACCTACGGCGGGTCGTGGACCGCGCCGACTGGCAAGTCGTGGCCACTGGGCAGCGGCAACACCCAGTACCACTTTTGGTCGCCGCTAGTGGTGGACTACGAGAGCACCGCGCTGTCGGCCACCACACACAACTGGAAGAACCAGTGGCGGGAGGCCATTCGTTTTCTCGTCACCTACATGCAAATCCTTCAGAGCGTGAAGCCGGACCTGATCCTCATGGACCCCGAGCTTCTGCGTCAGGCCAAGGATTCGCAGGAAACCAACGAGCGGTTCATCGTCAACCAGGGCAGCGACGTGCTGAAGCTGGGATTCCCGGCGGTCTCCTGGGAGGGCGTGGACCTGTTGGACGAGTACGGCGTGACCGCGGGCACCGCCTACGCCCTGAAGTTCGACAAGATGACGCTCTGGACGCTCCAGAAGCGGCTCTTCGAGAAGGTCATGGAGCCCGACATCGAGATCGACGCCACGCGCATCGGAGTGCGCGGGTACATGAACCTTCAGGTGGACGCCCCGAGCTACTTCGGTGCGCTCGTGGACAACACCGCCTGACCAAAGCAAGAATCCCACGCCAAGGCGCCAAGGCGCGAAAGTGCCGCGGCGTCCTGGAGTGGGGAGAAAGGAGATACACAAGATGCCATACGCAAACACCATTCTGCCGTTCCCTCGGGGATCGACCTTCGGGGACGGCCATTGCACCCTGAGCGATACGATTCCGGGCCGCACCGACCTGGAAGGACGTATTTTCTACGCCCAGGACACGATCCACGGAACCGGCCGCATGGTCGGCCTCCGTGTGGTCAAGAACGACGCCGGCCGGGCAATCACATGCACGACGAAGTTCATGCGGTTCTCGACTGCGACCATCGAGGACTTCGGCGGGCGCGTGGACAGTTTCGCCGTCACTGCCGGGAAGGGTGGCAGCAAGCCCATGGACGACGCCTACGTCAACGAGGGCCTTGCCACGATCCCCGACGACGACCTGTTCTACGTGGTCGAGAGCGGGCCTACGTACATCACCATGAACCAGAACAACAACCTGAGCACGTCGGTTGCTGGTGAAAAGGTGCAGTGCATGGGTTCCTACGGCGAGGGCGGACTGGCTGCGGCCCTCGACACAGCCCTTGCCTGGACCATGACGAAGGTGGCCAGCACCGCTGCGACCAAAATCTGCTGCGACGTGATCGAGGGCCTCCAGGCGCCGATCGCCGAGGCAGCGAGCTAACACGGCGCGTAGCGTCGGGGGACCGCGACGGTATTCCGTGTTACGCCGGAAGACCCTGCGGCCCCCCGAGCTTTTACTTGCCACTACCACTAAACCACGTTTCTGCCCATGCCTCAGTACAAAATTTGTGTCGCCCGCCCCCACGGCACCAAGCTGAACTGCCCAGAAATCGGATCGTGGCTTGGCCGTTGGACCGCCCACCTGGCCATGCAACGTGCTCCGATCGGCCTGGAGATGCTGGAGGTCAGCAACCCGCGCATCGCCATGATGCGCAACAGTCTGATCGAGACTGCGATCAAAAAGGAATGTTCCCATGTCCTGATGTTCGACCCGGACATGGCGATCGACCGCTACTGCAATCCGCCCAACCGCGACCCCAATGCCAAACCGTTCTGGGACGTGGCTTGGCCGTTTGTCCTAAACCACACGACGCTCCTGGACCAGAACCAGAAGCCCTTGGGGCCGTGCGTTGCGGCGGCCCCGTACTGCGGCGCGCCGCCCCATTACCCGGTCCACGTTTTTGTCGGCAATCAGAAGAACAATCTGGTCCGAGTCGATCACAAGACGGCCGCGCAACAACGGGGATGGACCCAGATTAGGGCCGTGGGCACCGGCCTAATGCTGATCGACATGGCGGTCTTTGACAAGTTGGATCGGCCGTTTTTCCGCGACACGTTCACGGATCATACGGCACAGTCGCTCTTGCACAGTCAGGACGTGAATTTCTGCCTGCGGTGCGAGACGGCCGGCGTGCCTATTTACGTCAACTGGGACTGCTGGTGTGGACACTGGCAAATGGCCGTGGCCGAGAAACCCGGCTGGATGCCGCCGAAGACCGAGCCGGACGAGATTCCGGTCGCCGCGCATCCCGAGGTGCCCAAGCTCCAGATTTGGGGGCAGGGCGACAAGAGTTGGGGGTGAGGCGTGGACGTATTCGGCGTCATACGTCAGCGGACCGAGGCGAAAAAAGAGTGGAAACGGCGAGAAAAAAGGGATGGCCTGGGACACACGATCCCGGAATATCTCGATGAAGTCTTCCTGGGTTGCGACGAGATAGCCCAGTGGGCCGGCGACATCGTGATGGTACAGCGCAAGTTGGCCAAGGCCCGGATCGCCTGCAAGCCGTGGGTCGGTCGCATCCCTGACGAGGTACAGAAGCACCTGGAGGCGGCGCGTGTGTTGTTGCTAAGGCACACGCCGTTCTGTGTGTGCGAGCATCCGGCTTACGTCGGGGCGAGGTGTGAACAGTGCAACGGGAGCGAGTGGCTCAGCGCAGAGCAGTTCCAGCGGGCGTCGAGCCAAGGGCAAGCGCCGTGCTGGTGGGCTGTTTACAACGACAGCCAAGTGCCAGAGATTTGACGCGCGATGGTGGCCGGTTTGCTGAGGCGATCATCGAGGTGGGCGAGCACGATTTTCCTGCATGGTGTTTCGGCAAGCTAGCGGATCAGGTTTCGGAGTACGCGGAAGGCGTGGCTTTGCAAGTGAATGGCCGGATGGAGCCCGTGATTTACAAGACTAAGGAAGAGCACGACCGAATACGGACCGTGATTCGCGCGGATAGCGTGGAGGTGGTTGCTCAACCTTCGCCCAAGACGGTGATTGTGGACGAGCCTTAGACATGGACGCCAGAGCAAGGTGGGAGTATCGGCGGCGCCAGTCGCCCGATGCTATTCTGGGCAAGATTCTGGAGGCCGAGGGCGACCGTATCTCGGTCCAGCGAATCATGCTGGGCATCTTGGCCCAGTTCAAGGGCGCGGACGGTTTTGCGGACGCATGGAAAAAGTGTTTCGACCATACGGAGTACGGCAATCCGACGCAGGTGCGGATGCTCAGCGACGCCATGCGTGGGTTCGCCCTGTGCTCCAGCGAGTCGGACGACTTCGATGACGTGGAGCCGGAAGACCTCCAGGCGATCATTCGGGAAGTGACCAACAGCACCGCGATAGTGCCCCAAGACGGCGATGGGAGCGATGAAGGCGATGGGGAGCCATGAACGAGGCCCTGATACTTCGCCATTTGGATGTCAAAGCGCGGCTCATGGAGCGGGCGCGCAAGGCGGCGCTGGCCTTGGCTCGCAAGGGCATGGAGGGGTTGGCCCTCTATCGCCCCTTGCCGGCGGCGGCGATGTTTCACGACTCGAAGAAGCGGATCAGGCTGCTGGACGGGAGCAATCAGTCGGGCAAGACGCTTGCCGCGATGGCGGAAGTGGCGATGGCGGTGATGGGGAATCACCCGACGGGTACGTTTCCCAAGGAGAACGGTCGGGCGATTCTGGTGGGTTACGACGGCGACCACTTGGCGGACCCTATGTTTCGCACGCTTTGTCGCCAGGGCGCATTCTCGACGATCCGTGACGAGCAGACGGGCAAGGTTCGGTCGGTTCGGCCCGACCTCAACGACCCCAAGCGACTCGACCCTTACGACGCGGCCTATCGGGAGAAGTGGCGCGACGCCCCGCCGTTGTTGCCGGAACGGGCGATTAAGCACATAGCGTTTGAGGATACGGGCAAGGGAATCCCGCGTGTCATCCAGCTTCACAACGGCTGGCAACTTCTGTGGAGAAGCAGCAAGAGCAAGCCAGTTCGCGGTCGGCAGTTTCACCTGTGGCAGTTCGATGAAGAAATCGAGAACGACCAGTTCCTCCCCGAAGTCCTCCGCGGCTGTATGCGGTTCAGCGGCCGAGGATTCTGGTCGGCTACGCCGCAGACGGGCGGGTTGCAGCTTTACGAGCTTCGCCAGCGGGCTGATGCGGGCGACCCGGATGTTGCTGCGTTCACTTTACTACTGGACGACAATCCGTTTTACCCCGACGAGGAGAAACAGGCGTTCTGGCGTGCGCTGTCGGACGAGGAGCGCGAAGTCCGCTACTACGGGCGATACGCGATCCTCGGCCGACGCCTGTACCCCATGTTCAACCCACAAGGCGACCACGGGTGCGAACCCTTCGAGCCGCCGCAAACCTGGACACGCTACCTGATCTTGGACCCTGGGAGAATGCGCTGTGGAACCCTGTTTGGAGCCATCGACCCCGATGAACGAAACGCCTGGGTCTACGGCGGCTTTGCCCTACGCAACGCCGACGCCCAGCGTTGGGCAGAGCGGGTGCGCGGGATGCAGGGCTCGGTGCGGTTTGAGGCGGCCATTATCGACAAGCGAGCAGGAAAGCAGCACCCCATGGGTGCCTCCGACACAGTAGCCAGACAGTATTTCGACGCCCTGACAAGGGCCGGAGTGATGCCAAGACGGCTGGGACCGTTAGCCGGCTTCTTCCCGGGGAGTGACGACGTGAAGGCCCGCGAGGAGGCGCTGCTGGACTGGCTTCACTTGCGAGGTGATGGGGCCTTCTTGGGCTCCCCGCGGCTGAAGATCATGCGTGGCGTGTTCCCGGAACTGGAGCGGGAGATACGCAATGCCCAGTACGACGGGCACAAATCGGACAAGCGACTGGACCTGGAAGAAGACTGCCTCGACTGCCTGGAGTATTGGGCTGCAAGCAAACCCGGCTACTACCCGCCCGAACTTGTTGCCAAGCGGCCACGCGAACCCGTGTACGAGGACTGGCTGAAGCGTGCCCAGGGCCGCCAGTCCCAAGATACTTTTACCTGTGCCCTTGGGTGATCGCCCCTTAAAGGAGACGCCATGAATCGTATCGACTTGCCCTTTGTTACCCAAGGAGAAAAAGAGTGGGAGTTCCCCGAGTTGCACATCGGAGACCGCGTGCTGGTCGCGGTCGGCCCCCAACTGGTCAACCCGTCGTTCGGCGTGATTGCCAACGTCGAGAATCGGACCGTGGACGTGTGGATGCTCCAGGGGCACAGGCCGACGCTTCTGGAGTGCTGCCGTCACGCCGACGATCCGCAGGTGCCGTTGAACCCGCTGTGGTTTGAGGACAACGCCAACACGGGCGTGTTCAAGCTGGCGTGGAGCGAGGAGATCACCTACGGCCTCGCGCGTCGGCTGGAGGTCATCGAGGATGCACTGGCGCCCGTCCGGCCGCCCCAGGCGTACCGGCCGCCAAACGAGACGCCCGAATCGCAGGCCGATTTGCGTCGTGGACCGGGCCGCCCAAGAAAGATTGTCCCGGAAGTCCCGGAATCCGCATAGCCCCAGGGCATTTCCATGGAACCGCTCGGCTACGTCTGCGAGCTTTGGCGTAAGCAGATTGCGCACGCCAAGGAAATCAAGCGCAAGCAGTTCGGCGATACGGCCGAGCGGTGCTGGCAGTATCTCACGAAGGACTACAAGACCCTCTACCTGACGCCCGGCCCTTACCGGGCGTTCCCCGAGGGCGAGACGGGTCCGGCGCACCAGATCAAACTGGCCAAGTCCCGCGAGTTCGTCAACCTGATGCTGCCCTACGTGCATCACAAGGTTCCGTTGCGCAAGGTCAGCCCATCGCGGCCCGAGGTGCCGCCGGAGCTTATGGCTTTGGTGAGTCCGCCGCCCATGCCTTTGCAAATGCCCGGGTCCGGTCCGGGTGTATTGCCGGGTATGCCTTATCCGCCATCGCCCCTCCAGATTCTTCGTCAGCAGGACCAGTTGCGGGCGTGGCTCATGGAGTGGTGGCTGAACTACCTGGCCGGCGACCAGACGAACAACCTCCGGCTGGAGGCCCGCATGGCGCTGCCTGAGGCACTGGTCAAGGGGCGCGGGCTGGTCTGGCACGAGATGATCCCCAGCAGCATGGGGCTGATTCCATTTTCGGGATACGAGTCGGTCGATCGCCTACTGATCGACCCGGATTGCGAGCAGTACCGCGACGCGGCGTGGGTCGTCCGGGAGCGAAACCGGAGTCGGTGGCGGCTGGCCGAGGAGTTCGGCCTGGACCCCGAGCGACTGGAGTCGGCGGCCAGCACCCACCTCGACGATGCGCTCCAACAGACGGCCGGAATGGGTCGGTCGGAAGACCCCGAGGACATTCGCGCCCGCAAGGGCGACGTGGTTCACTACTACGAGGTCTACAGCCGCATGGGGCTTGGGAGCAAGTTTCACGCGGCCGACCCGGTGACGAAGGAGGCTGGCGACCTGTTTTCCAGTCTAGGCGACAATGTTTATCTGGTCATCGCAGACGGCGTGGACTTCCCGCTGAACATGCCACCCGAGGCCGTGGCCGGCATCTCGGTGCCGGAAGAAATCCAGCAGCGGCTATCGTGGCCCATCCCGTTCTGGGCCGACCATCAGAACCCATGGCCGTTCTCGCCGATCGACTTCTACCCGAACCAGGACGACCCGTGGGCCACGAGCCCCTTGCAGGGCGCGTTGCCGTTGCTGGCCTTCCTGGATCATGCCTACTCGTATCTGATGGGGCGGGTCAAGGCGACGTGCCGGGACATTCACGTCGTGTCTGGTGCTATAGACCGGAAACTGGAGGAGGCGTTGCACGCGGCCATCGACCAGACGGTGGTGAAGGTTCCTGGCGACGTGCAAACGGAAGTCGCAAAGATGCTCCACACGATCCAGTTCCCGTCGGTCAACCGTGACTTGTGGGATGTTCTGTCGGCTGTGGAGCGGGCCTTCGAGCGGGCGACGGGCATGGACCCGCTTTTGTACGGATCGGGCGGCGGCGCCCCGCAGATGCGTTCGGCGCAGGAGGCGTCTATCCGCCAGGGCAACATGGGCATGCGCCCCGACGACATGGCCGAGTGCGTCGAGCAGTGGCAGTCGGCCATTGGGGCGAAGGAAGCGCTGGCGACCCGGCTGTTCGTTGGCCCGCAGCAGGTTGCTCCATTGTTTGGTGAGACCATGCAGCAAGGCCCCATGGGTCCGATGCTGGGTCCGATGAGCCAGGCGTGGGCCACGCTCATATCGACCAACGATCCCATCGAGGCGGCTGCCGAGTTGACGTACACGGTGGCGGCCGGCACGGGCCGGCGCAAGAACAAGCAGAAGGACCAGTCGGACGCCCAACTGCTTATTCAGACCCTATTCCAGCCGCTTATGGGTTACGCCCAGGCGACGGGCAACACGAACCCATTGAACGCTTTGATCCACTTTATGGGCCAGGCATACGACATGGACGTATCGGCCATGATGCTTCCGGCCATGCCGCCGCCCCAGGCCATGCCGCCTAACCCCGAGGAACCGCCCAGTGGAGAACCAAGCGCAAACGCAGCTTGAATTGATGAACGCCGCGACCAACGGGATTCCTGGCTGGTACTACCCGCCAGCTAATGAAGTCCTCTTGGCGTGTGATGCGTACCATAAAGCCAATAACCTGAACGGGCACCTTGGGGAAATAGGCGTCTATCATGGGCGATCTGCTATCCCATTGGCGGTACTTGCCGGACCGGACGAGATTTTCTTAGCGGTGGACTGCTTTGAGAACCAGAAGGTAAACCGCGACCAGTCTGGACAGGCAACGCGCCAAAGCGCTTTTGAGGCGACTTACAAAAGGTGGATTGGTTCGACTGAGAACCTGCGGGTGTTGTCCGGTGACAGCCAGGTGATGACCACGGAGACCTATTTGCAAGCGGCTGGCGGTCCTTTCCGCATTTTCTCTATTGACGGATGCCACACTGAGTCGGCGACGCGACACGATCTTGAGGCGGTCTCTGAGGCAATGATTCAAGGCGGGTTCATTACTGTGGATGACTACACGCACCCGAGTTACCCTGGGGTGAAACCGGCCGTCGATAAGTTCTTGGCAGCACACCCAGAGTGGCGAATTTTCGATAAGCGGTGTCGATTGGTTTTGTCAAACGCCCACTACGAGATTCCCGCGGAGCCGCCTCATGCCTGAAACCGCCCCAACCTGGCCCGTCATTTCGGAGAACCCGCGAATCCAGGCGTTCTACGAGCGGTGTCGAGCCAACGGCGAGAGTCACAACATGGCCAAGATGTTTGCGGAACGGCGAGCCCCCGGGGTCGTGACGGATACGACTTTCATGGCGGGCCGTAGAGACGAGTTCAACGGTAACAACGTGCTCCGGCGGATTTACATGGAGCGGGCACGGGCGGCCGGAGTGAATCCAACCGGCAAGGTCTACTCGGGCGGGCTGGCAAGGTTCCCTGGCGACCCGAAGGCGTGGATCAATGATCGGAGCGACGTGGAGCGAATTGCGCGGGATCGTGGAGTTCGGGTCGAGGGCTCGATCAACTGCGATTACCTGCCCGAGGACATGACGGATCCGTTCAACGAGCCGTACCGAGTGGCGGACGAGCTTGTCGAGGACGAGATTGATCGAATCGAGACAGAGAGCGGCGAGCCGGTGACGGGCGCGAAGCGAGAAGATGCACGGGAGAAGATCAGAGAGCAGATTACGCCGAAGATCGGTGAGTGACGGTTTCTTGCGAAGGCGCGAAGAGAGTAGACGATGGCGACTAGGACGTGGGATGCTGCTGGTGCAAGTACGTGGTCGGTCGCGGCGAGTTGGTCGGACAACACGAAGCCGACTACGGACGATACGGCGGCGTTCGACAACACGAGCGACCAAAACTGCACCGTAGACGAGAACACGGCGATCCTGGGCGGATTCACCGTAGACGCGACCTACGGTGGGACAATCGACTTCGCCAGTGCGAACCTGAATGTTCTCAACGGCGCCGTGACGCTGAACGGTGCCGGCACGTTCGACGCTGGCGACTTGACCAGCCACACGCTGGCCAACTGCGCCCTGACCTGGATGATGAGTGGCGGCGACGGTACGTGGACCCGTGGCACGTCAACCTTCACGATGCAGGGTGCGTCGAGCTTCACGGGCAAAGCGAACACGCACTTCTACAAACTGACGGTTGGGACAGGCGGCACGTTGACTGTTGCCGGCACGAGCAACTACGTTGTCAACGTACTTACGGTCAACGGCACGCTTGACATCCCCGTGGCCAAGAATACGGGCGTGGTAACGACTGGCACGCTGGTCGTTGCTGCCGCTGGCGTCATCTCGGGTGCGGGCTCCTTCACGTTAAGTTCGCCAAGCTCGGGTGCCGGCATCACCAGTCAGGCAGGCACGATCAGCGTTGCCACGCTCTCCGTCCTCAACCCCGCGTCTGGCTCGGTCTTCGCAGCGGGAACCTACGCATCGGCAACCGTGACGATCTCGGGCACGGGTGCGGCCGCCTATGTCTTCGCATTGGCAGCCGGAACAACAACGTTTACCGGCGATGTCGAGTACAAGATCAACAACGCGGGCGGCTCGCTGACCGTGACCAACGCGGCCAACGGCAGCCAGGTCTATCAGGGCGACCTGAAGTTCTCGGAGTCGGCAGGCACACTGACCTACACCAAGGGCACTGGCAGCATCACGTTCAGCGGCACGGCGGCACAAAACTTCTATGATGCTGACGGGATCGGCGCGACGAATCCGCTCGAAGACATCGTAATCAACAAGGCTTCTGGCACGCTGACCCTACAGGACGCGCTGGTCTGTGATTCGCTCACGCTCACCTCTGGCACGCTCGCACCCAATGGCAAGGCACTGACCACTACGGGCAGCGTGTCGCTGGGTCCAGGCGGGTCGATGTCAACCGGGGCGACGGCGATGAATCTCGCGGCCTGGACGGTGGGCGGCGATTTCGCAGCCACGGGGGTCAACCTCCAGGGCTCGGGCGGCTGGACGCTTAGTGTGGCGGGCGCGGGCGCGATCTATTCAGCCGTCATCCAGGGCTGCGATGCGTCGGGCAGTGCGGCGGCGATACAAGCCTACAACTGTACCGATGGTGGAGGAAACACGAACATTAACTTTACGGCCGGAGGCGCGGCTGCCGCCAACAGTAGCGTTTTCAACTGGCGAGGCGCGCAGAACTGGCGACTCCAGTAGAAAGGGATTTGCGATGGGACTTGACCTCAACACTCTACGGACCCAGGTAATCGAAGGGCAGTGGGAAGTGGTCGGCAACGAACTTATCGCGGACCTGAATCCGGCGGTAGGTTTCACGGCAGCCAACCACGCAAGCGCAACTCACGCACTGGTCCAGGCCAAGACGGCCGCTGTCAATATGGCCATGTACGCCACGACCACGGCCTCGGCCACGATCGGCTTCACGCTGAATGTCGGCGACCCGCCGTATCCGTTGCCTCTGGGCGTTGGGCTCAGCGGCGTGACGTTCTATTCGGCGACGGGTGGCGTGTACGCAGAGTTCATCCGGCCGAGATAACGGGTTTATCGCAGAGACGCGAAGGTGGAGTAGAACATGCCGGTTCCGATCTTGACCTACTATGACGCCCTGGCGTGGGCATCGGATTTCGTGTCCGGCAGCGGCACATCCAGTATGGCCCAGCGGGACTTGCGGCGTGCGATCCAGGTCGCCCAGCGCAAGTTCTGCTCGGTATACGACTGGGCGTTCCTTAAGCGGCAGGGCCGCGTTCAACTCCAGGCTGTTCAATCGACGGGCACGGTGGTCTACGACCACACGGGCGGAACCTACGAGCGGCAGTTGACCTTGACGGGCGCGACATGGCCTACGTGGGTCGAGGACGCCGTGGTCAAGCTGGGTGGCGCGAACTACATTTGCCACGTCGATGACTACAAGTCTACAACGGTAATTACCCTTGATTCCGTGCTTAATCCGGGCCAGGACGTGGCATCGACGACCTACACCTGTTACCCGCTCTACTATCACTTACCGGCCGACTTCGAGAGCCTGGAGGAGGTCTGGGGCCAGGAATCCTGGCGACTGGGGCGAGAAATGCCCTTGGACACGATCCTCGCGTTGCACCGCTACGAGAGCGACAGCGGCGACCTGGATTACTACGCCATCGCGGAGGTGGCCGACTTGCTTGGCACGATGGGGCTGTATCTCTATCCGCCGATCGACGCGGCCGAGACGCTGGACTTTACATACAAGCGGCGGGCCCGCGACCTGCGTTACACGGGTCACGACACGGCCGAGAGCCAGGGCACGATCTCTGTATCCGTCGCCAATACGACGATGACGGGCGTGGGAACGGCCTTTGATCTGGCCATGATCGGCTCGGTGGTGCGAATCGGGACAAGCTCCAGCAACGTGCCGACCGGGCTGGAGGGCCTGTATCCTTACAGCGAGGAGCGGGTGATCACGGCCGTTGCATCGGCGACTTCCGCCACGCTGGACTCGATGCCCGGGCGCGGCCGATCCGGCGTGAAGTACACCATCACCGACCCCATCGACCTGCCGCCGGTTGCCCACAACGCCTTTCTCTGGTGCGTGGCCAACGAGATTGCCGGCAGCCGGATTATGAAGAACTCCGGCGAAGTTGCCGCGAGATACCGCGAGGCGCTGCTGGAGACCCGGGCAGCGGACAACCGCGTTACGGGTATCCGGGTCGTGGGGGCCGCTGCCCCGATCCTCCATCAGTACTCTGATGTGGCTGTGACTGATGACGAGTAAACTCACGCAAAGGCGCGAAGGCGCTGAGGAGTAAGATATGGCACTTTCTGGTGAGGCCCGGCGATTCGTGGAACACGCCCTGGGCAGCGCGGATTTCGGCAAGGAGTTGTGCGATGCCGTAGACAGCACCACCGACGCAATCCCTGATCTTCTGGGTGCATCGCCGGACGCGGTTCTTGTGGCCAACGATACGACCACGGGGGGTACGAACAACCTGTTTCTGACGGCCGCGTTGCCGGCGAGCAACACGGGCTACAGCAACAATTTTTTCGGCGTGGACGCGGGCCGCGACAACGTGGCCGGGCACGAGAACGTGTTTATCGGATACCAGGCCGGCATATCGAACTACAGCGGCTCGGCCAATATGTTCATCGGCGCCTATGCTGGCTTCGTTCACCTCAACGGAAACGGCTCGATTGCGATAGGAAAAAACGCCCTGTCCGACGCAACGACTTACGTCGAAAGCGTAACGATCACCAACGGCGGCACTGGCTACACGGCCGGCGCGTTGATCTTCACCAATACGGGCACGGGCGGCACGGGCGCGGCCGGGACGTATACCGTGTCCGGTGGCGTCATCAACGCCATCACGATCACGAACAAGGGTAGCGGCTACAAGACCGCGCCGACTTGCACGCCGCAGCCAGGAGGCGCGAGCGCGGTGTTGACCCCCGTGCTGGGCTCATGCCAGTACAACACGGCCGTCGGGTACTGCGCTCAGGGTGCTCAGGTCTACGGCATCTACAACTGTGCGTTCGGCTGGCAGGCGAACTACGCCGACGTGGACGGCGAGCAGAACTGTTCATTCGGCGCGAACGCTCGGGGTCGCGCACCGACCGGCCAGCAGAACGTCGCCATCGGCGCGCACACGCTCTACGGGGCTGCGGGCACTGATTATTGCACGGCCGTCGGGGCGAGTGCCCTTCGGGCGAGTACGTCGGACAACTGCACGGCTGTCGGTGTTGTCGCGGGCTACAACAACACGGCGGCCAACGTGACATTGCTCGGAGGTTGGGCAGGCTACAGTAATACGGGCGCCGGCTCGGTGTTGATCGGGTATTACGCCGGCTACAACAACACGACGGCCAGCCGGCTGATGATCGACAACACCAACACGGATACGCCACTGATCGACGGTAACTTCGCAAACGACACGCTGACCATTAACGGCACGGCGACCGTGGCGCGGACGCAAACGCTGACCACCAGCGCAACTGACGGATACTCGGCATCCCTGAAGCTCGACCCGGCGTACAGTGCGGCGTACACGGTGACGCGGCACAACTATCTCGACATCCAGAATGTGGCAACGACGGCCAGTGCAGCGGTTACGGCGTCCGCCGTGTTGCGTTTCGACGCGAACCTGGGCACTCACAAGGCGACGACCTCTGTTGCGGCAACGAGTGGCGCGGCCGTTGGGGCGTTCTACGTGAACGTCAACGGGACGCTTCGCAAGGTGAACCTCTACTCGGTCTAGGATTCTGCGATGGAGAGACCTCAACGCACGCTGAAAATCCGCGACTGGTCCGGGCTGGTGAGCAATCGAGGGCCATTCGCCGGCAAGCCGGGCGACACGAGCACTCAGGTCAACTGCCGGTGCGTCAAGCCGGGCATCCTGGAGGTTCGCAGCGGCATGCGCAAGGTGAACTGGACGCTGTAGTCGAGACGCTCTTGCAACGGCGCGAAGACGCCGAGATGTTATGAGCACGTGGAAACTGGCAGCATGGGATAATCGAAACGGCGTCTCGTGGTACGGCGGGCGTGCCGTGGGCGTCACGACAACGATCTACGTGAATTACTACCCCAATTGCACAGACCTGAACACTGACTATGACGAGGTGTCGCGGGGCGACGTAACGATTGCCACGAGCGCGGCCGAGCTTCGCATCTGGAAGGTTGGATTCAATGGCGCGCTTACGCAGACTACTTCTGGCCCCGCGACGATCCAGGGCGGCAATCTGTTTGTGACAAGCTGGACGCCCGCGTCGGCCGGAAGCTACATTGCCTCGGCCCTCTATCACGCGGCCGATGACACTTACGACGCCTATTTTCAAGGTTACAACATCACCGATCCGAACGAGGCCGTTACCGACGATCGGATCGTCGCCATCTACGCCTACGACCGCCCGGAAGTGAGAAACGTAGTCTGGCAGAACCTCGGTGGGGAACTGTGGGTCGGCCAGAATCCCGAGTAGGCGCGGATATTCCGAATCGCTAGGAATATCCCTCTCTTGTTTGGCGAAACTGCATGGATACGCCAGCGCGCATTGCGTCCGGGCTTTGCACGGAATACCCCGTCTGCGCGGCCGAGGCCCCGGACGGCGTGCTTTATTTTGCCACAGGCAACGATCGTGTTCTACGGTGGGATGGGACCACGGAGAAGACCGAGTGGGCTGGCATCGAGGCGTCCACGTCGGCTTGCACCATGGCGGCCAGCACGAGCACGTCGGGCACGATCTACGGCGACTACACGGCCTACGTCCGGTTCCTGGACGATGAGGACATTCCATCGAGCTTCTCGGCCGCCGCCACGTTGTCGATTACTTCGGGGGCCCCGGCGCCGGGAATCAGTTATTCGGCTATTCCCGTATCGTCCACGAGCCGTTGCACGAAGCGGGAGGTGTGGCGCAACACGGCCGGGCAGAACGTGACGTGGTATCTCGACTGTACGATCGCGGACAACACCACGACGACCACGAGCAGCACGCGGACGGACGGGGAACTGGTCACGCAATCGTCGATCCGGTTTGTCACCGAGGACGGTTGGCCCAACGCCATGCGGTTTACTCCCCCGCCGAACAATATGGGCGTGGTCGTGAGTTTCCAGGACCGCATGTGGTACGCGGTGCCCCGGCCCTACACGGCGGGCCACGCGATCGGCAGCGGGACCGCAGTCAGTGTTTGGGGCGGCGACCTGCGTGCTCAGATGGCCGGGCGTCGGTTCTATCAGGGCGCGCACAACTGGGCAACCATCGGAGAGGCTACTGGGAGCTCTGTTACTCTGGTCGCTGAACCCGCGTCTGGGTTCGGGCCGGACGACTACTACGCGATCTACGATGCCGACGTTCGCAACACGATCTACTTCTCGGAGGCCGGGGAGCCGGAGTCGGTCCCCACGAGCAACGCGATCACCTTACAGGAAGACGGGGACAAGATTTCTGGGCTCATGCCACTATACTCGTTCCTGTTCATCCTCAAGGAGCGGCACATCTACCGAATGGCGTCGGCCGGCGACCCACGCCGCGACGCCACGGTGAGTCTGGTTGCCGAGCGCGGCTGCGTGAACCAGCGGTGCTGGTGCCGGGTCGAGGGTACGGCTTTCCTCATGGACGAGACGGGCATCTACGTTTTCAAGGACAACGAGACTCAGGCGGTTAGCTCGCCGATCCAGGACGTGTTTCGTGGCCAGATCAACTGGGACCACCGCAAGTGGTTCCATTGCGTCCATTCGGCGGACGAGGAGACGGTCCGGTTTTTCGTGTCGATGGACACGGACCTCTACCCGACGCACGCCTTGTGTTTCAACTACCGCTTGCAGCAGTGGCACACCGAGCAGTATCCGTTTGACATTGGGGCGTCGTGCAATTGTCGGATCGGCCAGGAGTACCGCACGCTGGTCGGCAGCGACGAGTCTGTGTCGCTCTTGGGCGAGGGCGTGTTGGATGGTTGTGCGTTGGAGGCTGCGGCCCGAGAGGACTCAATTACGTGCAGCCAGACGTTGCGGGGCACGGTCACGGCGGCGTCGTCGGACACGATCACCGACAGTGCGGCAAGCTGGAACTTCTCGGACTGGCACGTTCATCCGGTGACTATCGGGGCTCCAGTCTACATCATCGCTTCCGACGGGTCGGTCCAGTGGCGCAGAATCTCGGCGATCAATTACAGCACGAAGATTCTGACGGTCGTGCGAGACTGGGACACAACGCCGTCGGTCGGCGACACGTACATGATTGGTGGGATCAACTGGCAGGCGAAGTTCGGGGCGTTCGCATTTCTGGAGGAGGAGTCGCAGAATGTACGGCAGATAAAGCTCCGCTATCAGCCGCAGGCGGACGCTGCGACCCTGGAAATGCGGACGTACTTGAATCACAGTGCTACGGAGCAGTCGGCCCACGTTGCGTGGAACAACGGGGCTGGGGTGTCGGTCGCGGCGGGGTCCGGGAATCTCATGGTGGATTTGACGGGCGACACGGGGTATGCGCGGTGGAACCTCAACGACGGGTTCGAGAACCACGGGCCGGCGGACCGGACGCTGGAGGTCGAGCTTGAGGGGGTGAGCGGCAAGCAGAAGACGCAGATTTACGCGCTGGACATTGATGGTGTTGATCGGTAACGGTTTCTCACAAAAGGGAGTTGTGCCATGCCTAAGAACAGCAAGGTTCACAAGGTGTACGAGGCCCTCTTGCGGGAGGGCAAGAGCAAGGAGTCGGCGGCCCGGATCAGCCAGGCCAAGACTGGCCAGGCGTTGGCGACGGGGCGGCCCCCGAAGCGGAAGAAGAAGTAGATGAGTTGGCTCGATGACATCCTGGGCATTGCCGAGAGCGTCGGCTACGCGGTGGACACGCCGCGGGCGCTGGCCTACGGTCTGCTGGCGGGGCGCCCGGGCGAGCGTGTGGGCGGCCGGGAGTTGTTGGAGCAGTACGGGCTGGTTGGGGCGAACATTCCGAACCAGTTGGACTGGGGAGACGTGGCCGGGTTCGGGCTGGAGACGATTGCCGATCCGGCCGACTGGCTTGGGGCCGGGCTGCTGGGGTGGCTGGGGATGGGTCGCAAGGCGGCCAAGGCGGCCGGCTTGGCCGAGGACGTTATTCCCGAGGTTCGTGCCGCGTCGCGGGCGCTGGTGCCGGTGGGTGAAGTCGTGGGTGGGCCGCGGTTGCCGAACGTCTGGGAGATCAATCCGCGTAATCTGCTGAGCAACGCGGACGTGCGACCTTATCGGAATCCGCTCAACCCGCCGCTGGTGGCCCCGGTGGATTGGTCGGAGGCCGAGCTTCATGCGGCGAGCCTGGCAAACCGCGCATCCCAGACGCTTTCGCCTATTGTTGCGAACCCACCCGTGGGCTCGTGGCTAGCTGATGACATGACGGGTGAGTTGAGTCAGCTTCGGCGCATGCCCATCTCGGAACTTGAGTTTCCCGAGGGGGTTCCCCGGAACTACACCGTCGAGCAATATGCGGACTGGCTGCGTCAAGGTAGGCAGCCGCCGCCGATTACGGCCGCTGAAATGCCCAGTGGTGCCAACCGGGTTTACGAAGGGCACCACCGGGCGGCCGCGGCAACGCAGGCGGGGCAGCAAGACATTTTGACGTGGCTGAGTCCGGGGAATCCTGGCGATCCACTCCACGGGCTGACTTACGATGCGGCGATTCGCCAGGCGATAGCGGCCGGGAAAGACGTGCCACAGGAGGCGATTGCCAAGGCCAGGGCCCTGGAAATTCTACGGGAAGCCAAGGAGGCGTCGAACCAAGCACGCTTGAAGGCTTCGCGGCCAGGGGCTATTCCTCTTCCTGGCCCTGCGCCCCGCGCGCTGGCGGCGCCGACGCCGCCGTTTCACTCTCGGCTGGAGAAGGCGGTGGGCGGGCTCCAGGGGCAGAAGTTCAAGGCCGAGTCGCTACAGAATCAGCTTCGCAAGGCCCCGGAGGGAGTTGCGCAGGAGGAGATGGATTGGGTGCTCGGCGGGTTGCCGAAGAAGGGCATTGTGTCACGCGAAGACCTTTTGCGGCATGTGGACGAGAATCAGATACGTGTCGAAGAGACGCTGTATGGCAGGCACGGCAATCCAGAGGCACACCCCTTGGTCGCAGAGGCAAGACAGCTTGCGTTAGATAATGGGGCCGAGCCTGGTACAGATATATGGAACGAGGCCATCGCCTCCGCTATTCGTGAGGCTGGGCTAGACACATCGAAGTACGGCGGCTACGCCACGCCGGGCGGCGAGAACTACCGGGAGTTGCTGCTGAAGCTGCCGGTTCGCACACCGGACCGAACAGGTTATGAGGAATTGAAGCGGATTGGCCGCACCTACGGGACTGACTCCGAAGAGTATCGCGTTACAGCCGGTAGATGGCGTGGGGATGTTGAAAACCTCCCGGACCCATACCGCTCCTCCCATTGGCCCGACGACCCGAACGTCCTGGCCCATGTCCGATTCGACGAGCGGGTTGCCCCGGACGGGACCAAGACGCTGTTCGTCCAGGAGATCCAGAGCGACTGGCATCAGGCAGGGGCGAAGGAAGGGTACCAGCCCACGGCGGCGCAGATTGCAGAATCCCAAGAGCAACTGAAAACCGTCCTTGCCCGAAAGCAACAACTTAACGCCGAACTGGAGGCTTTGGCAGAGGAAATGCCAAGACGACCTTCGCCGCAAGCCGACAATCGTGAGTTTACGGAGTGGCTCCAACACCTGAAGAAAAATTACTACTCACGCCCGGAATGGCAAAGCAGAATAGCCGAATCACAGCAACTTGACAAAAAACAAGTGCAGTTGGGACGAATCCTGTCAAGGCGAGACGATCTGGTCCCCAACGCCCCATTCAAGGACAACAAGTGGGCCGAGTTGTCGCTGAAGCGGATGCTGAAGTGGGCCACCGACAACGGCTTCGACCGGATCGCGTGGAACGACGGCTATCTTGCGGCCCAGTATGCCGGCGGTGGAGCCGTCGAGAAAGCCGGCGCGTTGTCGAAGTGGTACGACGAGACGTTGGTCAACATGATGAACAAGCTCATCGGCAAAGAGGGCGGCAAGTTCGACCCGCTGCCGATCGTAGTCGAGGGTAAGGAGCACATCGTTCCGTCTTTCCTGATCCCGCAGAAGACCAAGAAACGAATCTCCAGCAAGGGGCAGCCGCTTCTCTCCATGCTACCCTTTGCCTTTGGCGCGGGCGCCGCGACCGCAGAGGCCAACCAGTAAGATGTTCCCCAAGCTCTTAGGCCGACTGACAGAAGCCCTCCGGGGCGGCCCGGTGGAGCTTGGCCATGCGCTGGGCAAGAACGAGCAGTTGCTACAGAGCAACACGTTGCTGGACCTGACCGGCCGGATCGAGTCGCGGGACCGTGGGTACTCGGGCCACGCCGGGGCGGCGAACCTCATGCCGGTGCCGCCGGTCGCCCCGCCAAACATCACGCGGGCCGTAGCTCGGTTCTCCAACCCGCCGCAAGGCGACTCGGACTGGCGGGGCGAAAACGGCTACGCCGTGCATGTTCCCGAGGGCGTTTCCCGATTCGACGGCCCGCTCTGGGGCTTGCACTACGCCAAGGTCGATTCGGTAACGAGCGTGACCTACGGGCGCACGGAGCAGATGCACACCGGCGCCACGTCGAAAATCTGGTGCGGGGACGGGTACGCCTGCGGGGACATGCGTGGGGCGGATGTCTCTTCGACGCCTATTCGGGTGTTCTTTCCGGGAGGCAGACCCAGCGACGGCGACCTGCCGTTCGTGATCGGCTACAACACGGACCTCCACGGGCTGCATGTGGCTATCCGGCCGGCCATGGACGAGGCCGAGAACCAGTTGCGGTGGTGGAAGGCCACAAGCTCCTGGACGTGGAATGGCGGGACATCGACGCACGCCTACGCCGTGGGCAGTGAAGTTGCCGACATGGACGGCACATCGCCGATTGCCACCACGAGCCGCGTCTATTTGACCCCGACGGCCGCCCAGGACCCGAACATCCAGACGGGCGACGTGATCGGCTATAGCCTGGACTTGTCGGGCAACCGCGTTGCCGTGTGCGGAGGGTACGACGACAAGATCGGCAGCATCAAACTGTGGGGCAAGACGGCCGAGACGATTCCCGGCGGTTGGGAGGAGTGGACCGATCCGGCCGGCCGGTTCCTTGTCGGGCGCAAGGTGGGCGACGACGACTACGGCGCGATCGGGGCCGAGGGCGGGAGCCACCCGATTCGTCCGCAAGCGCACTCGCGCGGCGAGGGCAGCAGCACTTCGCAGACCTACGGCGACCACGGCTGGCGGGAGACGGCCTGGGACCTGAGCACGCTAACCAGCGCGACGTTGACGAGCACGACGGGGATCACGGTCAATAGCACGACCCAGCAGTTCCGATGCCACACGGCAACGCTGACGACCCAGACGTTCACGTTCAGCCTGACGATCCAGGCGTACACGGGCCAGACGGCCACGAGCGCGTTGACGCTGGCAGACTACACGGGCGACACGGCCGACGCCAGCCTTGCGCTCAGCGGAAGCGTCGCTGTTGACTCGACCTCGTTGACGCTGGGCGGCACGGTCGATGTCGCAGACGCGAGCCTGGCCCTCACGGGTACGCTGTCGGTGGACAACCGCGTGGTAACGGTCACGGGCAACGTGACGGTTGCGGCGACGGCCTTGGTGATTTCTGGCAGCGTGACCGTGAACGAAACGGAGTTGGCGGTCACGGGCAGCGTGGACTTGTCGAGCGTCGTTATCGACCTGAGCGGTGACATCACGGTCAGCACGACGAGCCAGACGATCCAGGGCGGATTCACGGTCGCGGCAGAGGCGTTGACCATTACCGGGGGGGCCACGGCCGAGACACAATCGTTGACGTTCTCCGGCTCGGTGGACGTGGACCAGACCGCGCCAGCCATCGTGTGCGATGCGACGATTCACACGGCGGAAACGGCGGTGACGGTCGCCGGGCACGCGATTAGTTGGAACCGCGACCAGATTGTCACGAATATCGACGGGACGTGCCATTCGACCTGCTCGATCCATGCTCACATGGGGTGGTCGGAGTATTCTCCTGAAGACTTCGATGGGGCATCGGGACCAGGTGGGACAATAACACCCCACACCGTCAACGACCCGGGCCACAGCCACACGGCCGACGTTTCGGTCACGGGTCAGACCCACACCCACAGCGCCTCGGTCGATGGCAGCGTCAGCCCGAACCCGCACAGCCACACCATCAGCGACACCTTCGCGGTCTCGCCGGGTTCGCACGACCACGACCTGACCGGCAGCGTCTACCTCAACGACCACGGGCATCAGGTGGTCAACACGCTGAGCCTGTCGGTGACAAGCCACGAGCACACGGCATCGCTGAGCCTGTACGTCTCGCCGGCATCCCACGGCCACAGCGCGAGCGATGACTTCGCTGTCTCGCCCGGCTCGCACGGCCACGGCGCCTCACATAGCCTGCTGGCCAGCCACGCCCACACCCTGACCAATACGCTGGGCATCCCGGACCACGACCACGACGCGACGCTCTCGCCGACGGTGACGCCGAACCCGCACGGGCACACGGTCACGAACACGCTGAGCCTGCCGGACCACCACCACGACGCGGACCATGGGCACGACCTGACGCCGAACCCGCACGACCACGACGCGACGCACACCCACGCGGCCACGGGCACGAGCGAGGTCACGATCAACCTGTCCCACACCCACGTGATCGACGACAACAGCCACGGCCATGGAATCACTGACCCAGGCCACCTCCACACGTCGCCCAGCGTGGCTGTGACCGGGTATCTGTATCACCGGGAGGAGGACTTCCGGCCGCCATGGCGGACCGTGTTGCTGATCCAACGCATCGGACCAAATCACTGACGAGTGTTTCACGCAAGAGGAGATAGTTATGGTCGGAGCCGAATACGCACCCAGGCCAGCGCCACCGTATCCCGAGGGGTACGTTCAACCCCCGTACATGCAAGTGCCCGGGGTGCCGTCGTCGGCCTACCCGCCGGCGATCTATCCCAGGCAGACGGCGACGGGGATCACCATGTCGTCGAATCCAGGGCCCGTGAACTGGGGTCAGGGCATGGGCGGCCAGGCGAATGGGCTCCAGGCGTTCCTGGCCCAACTAATGAGCCAGCTACGGCCACAGGGGCAGACGCACGCGAATCCGAACTACGTGGGTCGGCCTGGCAGGCAGGGCGCTATGCAGACCGGCGCCCAGATGGGCGGACAACAGGTCCCGAGAATCAGCGGGGGTGCTGTTGGGCAGCCGCCTGCGCCGTACACCACGCCCATGGTCCAACAGGGTGGCGAGTTCGTGCCCGCGACGCCTCGACCGCAGGTGCCACGGATTCCGGGCACCTATGGTGGTCAAAACCTGCGTGACAACCTCTGGCGACCGGGCCAAATCGTCCAGGCCCAGAACGCCCCTTCTTTTCCAACCAACAGACTCTACCCCTTGGTGCAGGCATGGTAGCACAACTACAGAACACCTGGCCCACGTGGGACCAGTACAATAATACGTGGGCGCCGAACTGGCCGGACCTCAACGGCGGGGTCGGAGGCCAGCCGTGGCCCACGTTCCCGCTCAGCCAGCCGGGGCAAGGCGGCTCGACCAGCCCGGACATGCCATGGGGAAACGGTCAGTCGGCCTACGACTGGCGGCAGAACCGCAGGCGGCAGAATCAGGGGGGCTTGGGCGGGATCGGCGGATGGAACGACTCTGGCTGGACCCAGATCAATGATGTCGGGCCACGAACGGCCGGCATCCAGGGCGCCAACACCGCGGCCGACCTGATGGCCAGCATCTACGGCTCCAACGCCGGGATGCAAAATGCCTTCCAGGCGGCCGACGCCAACCGCTACGGCTCGGAACTCGACCTCCAGGCCGTCTTGGCATCGCTGCCTTGGCAGTACGCCAACACCGTGCAGCAGACGGTGCCTGCGGCCCAGGCCAATATGTACGGGTCGGCCCTCGACTGGGACGCGGCCCGATACGGGGCCAACGCCGGGATGCTCGGGCAGCTTGGCGCGGCCGGCATGGGGGCCGGGGCCAATATGTACGGCTCCTACATGGGCAATGACGCGGCCCGGTACACGGCACAGCAAAACACTCTGGCAGACATCCTCTCGTCGATGATCCAGGGCAATGCCTCGAACCAGAACGCCTACATGGGCATGGTGGGCAACGTCCTGCCTGGCTACTGGGGTGCGTCGGCCAATATGTACGGCTCGCAGCAGCAGGCGGACGCAGCCCGCGACGTGGCCATGCAACAGGCCATGGCTAGCATGTACGGCTCTCAGATGGGCGCAGGGGCGCAACTCGGATCAGCCGGGCTGGCGGCCGAGGCAAGCCGCTACGGCTCGCTCCAGGACGCCATGGCCAATATGTTCGCGGCACAACAGGGCGCCCAGGCCCAACTGGGCTCCTCGCAACTCGGCTCCGAGGCCCAACGCTTTGGCGCCCAGACCGAGGCCCAGGCAGCCCGCGACGTGGCCGCTCGCCAGGCCCAGGCGTCAATGTACGGCGCTGGACAGGCGGCGGGGGCCTCGCGGTACGGTTCGGAACAGCAACTTGCGGCGGCCCAGGCCCAGGCAGCGGCCGACCGCTACGCAGCCGAGCAGCAGCTTGCCGCTGCCCAAGCAGCAGCCCAGGCGAGCATGATGGGGGCCTACTTCCCGGCCCAGGCCGGAATCCGACAGTCCGAGATCGAGACGGCCGCACGCCAGCAATTGCTCAACACGGAACTGGCCAACCGGCAGCAGGGGCTTCAGGCTATCCTGGCGGCCCTCGGCCCCATGTTCGCTGGCCGACAGCCGACCGTTCCGACGTACACCACCAACTACGGGGCCGGGGTCGGCTAGAAGGAGATACCATGCCCAGTTCATTTTTCCAGAGTCGGCGAAACCCGTTTGCCCCACAACCGGGCACGGGCAACGATCAGTACACGACCACGAGCCCACAGGGTCGGGCACCGGCCGCGTGGCAACTGGCCGGAAACTACGGCGGCGGGGGGGGAGGTGGCGGTGGTGGCGGCATGGCGGGTGCAGGCTCCATGACGCCACCACTGGCCGCCTGGGGCGAGCCTCCGCTGTACTCGCAGGCCATGGGGCTTGCCCGCAATCCCGTCTTGCCCAACTTCCCCATGCCACAGCTTGGCGGGATGCCGCAGATGCCGGACATCGGCCCGGCGTGGCAGCCGCCCACGGGGCCGTCGCCCGGAGACGCGGGCGGTGGGCTCGCGGCACAGCTACAGGCCCTCATCCAGGCCATGCAGGGTGGCGCAGGAGGCCCGCAGAACGTCACCACGGGCATTGGGCAGCCGAACATCCCGGCTATGCCGCAGGCCCAGGCGCCCGCCGTGCAGCCGTGGATGGGGCCGGCGAGCAACGGTTACGGGGCTAATATCGGTGTCCAGATGGCCCCGCTGCTCGATGCGGCCCAACGCAACTGGTATCAGGGGGCGTCGGGCATCCAGGACGCCTACCAGCAGGCCCTTGGCACTGCCGGACTCGGATGGGGTGAACTGGGCAGCCAGACCCAACGCACGGCGGCACAACTGCCCATCATGGAACAGGCGAACCTCCTGTCGTTTCTCCAGGCCCTCTACCGACCGCAGATCAGCCAAGGGATATTCGGGTAGGGACGCGAAGGCTGTCATTAAAATCTCTCGCAAAGGCACAAAGACGCGGAGAGTGTAAGGGAAAATCATGTTTGATCCAAACCAGTTCAACCCGGCACAGTTCACCGGCCCGGTCGGCTGGGACGATCGGGGCCGGACCTACCGAAACTACAACACCGGCTACGGCTCGATCCCGCTCAGGCAGCCCGCGCCAGCCGCGCCGGGCGGGTGGCCGGCACCGACCCCAGCGGCCAGCGCCCCCAACCCGTCGGCAACGCCGACCCCGAATATCCGCACGTCGATCCAGCCGCAGGGCGTCTGGCCCAACGCCTTTGTCCAGCAGTCGGCCAATCTGGCCGGCGCCATGCCCGTGCCCACCCAGTACGACGTGTGGCGGCAGGCGGCCCGGCCCGGCGTCTCCGTCAACTCGCCCATGACCCAGTGGAACATGGGCGCCAACGCCGCACGAGGGCTCGCCCAGGCGGCCGTGGCACGCCCAGCAACGATGGCCAACTACGGGATGCAGAACACCCAGCAACTCCTGGCCGGCCAGGCGGCCCGCGAGCAGGAGGCCCTGGGCTGGGGAAACCTGGCCGCCGACCAAACGGCCTGGCAGCAGCAAGCCGCCGGCCAGCAACAACGAAACCTCTTGGACTTCCTGGCGACCCTCTATAGGTGGTACTAATCATGGCAACGAGCAAGAAGAAGAAGCGGGCCCACGGCCTCGACATGCCGCCAGAACCGGATAGGGACTGGCTGTTGACGCAGGTCCCAGTCCCCACGATGGACGACCCCTACGCCAACCCTACCGTCCAAGGGCTTATGGCAATCCGCGAGAAGATTCGCCAGGAAATGGCTGCCGCTAGCACACCTCCGGCGCCGATGCCGACGGCCCCACCCATGCCCGTCAATTTGCCGCCCGTGCCCGTCGAGGTCGCCAACGCAGACGCGCGACGGCAAGAGGCTGCCCGCAACCTGGCCCGCGGCTACGTCGGCCCGTCACTCGGACCATTCCCGGACTACACGCCCCCACCGCCCGACCCCAACTGGATCCTCGCCGAAGCCCTGCGCCACGCGCCCGAGGGGGCGCCCGGCTACCGCACCTCCCCTGGCGACGAGGGCGGGGACTATCAGCGATGGATCGCCGACCAGATTGCCGAACGACAAGACATCGCCGCCGGTCGCCCCGTACGTAAGCCCACAGGCCCCTGGCGTGGCTTGCAGAGCGGTGGACCGGACGGCAAGCCCTCTGGGGCGTCGGGCAAAGAACGGCCACCTAGCACCACAGAACTGCTCCAGGAGGATAGCCCCGAGGTTGCCGCCCGGCTCCGCGACAAACGCCAGGGGCAACTCGCCGCCCAGGCGGCCATGGCGCCGGCGACCCGGGCCGAGGCATACGCACGACGCAACCAGCAGCCCATGGACCCGGCCATCCAACGGATTCTGGCTGCCGGTATGTACTCGCCCGAGTACCTGTCGGCCATCGTCGAGGCCGGCGTGGCTCGCAGCCAGGCCGAGGCAAACAACAACCCGGAGGCGCGGAAGTGGGGCGCGGTCGGTGCCTATGCCACCAGCCCGGGGGCGACGCCTGAAGGGGTTGTCTCGGTGATGAACCAACTCGGGCTCATGGGAGGTCCGGGCGCAGGCGGCATGGCGCCCACGGGGGCCTCACTCATGCAACTGATCACCGACCCGAAGGATAAGATTGCGTTCCGCAAGGCAATCGACGACGGCGACATCCAGACCGCCCAGAAGATTGCCCGGTGGTATGGGTTTTCGGATGATGAACTGGCAAATGCCCGCGGGCCAACTTCCAGAAGATCGCCGACGTTCTATCAGCCACCGACCGCAAGAATCCCCACCGGACCCATATCGTCGGCGGCACCGCCCTTCATGCCTTACACACCAACCTGGTAGTACGCGATGCTCCCAACCCTCCCCATCCTGAACCACCCGCTCCTTGCCGCTGCGCGACGGCGTAGGCAGGAACAAGAGCAGACAGGCTGGCCCACCGCTATCGGCGGCACGGGCGCAGTGCCCCTGCCCCTGGACATGCCCCCCGAAGAAAATACGGGGGTCATGGACAAAATCCTGGGCGGCCTGGAGTTCATCGGGCTGACCCTCGACAAGCCGGGCGCTGCCGTGCGGGGCGTGGCATCCGGTCTGGCCGGCGGCGACTGGGGCGGCGGGCTGCAAAACCTGATCCCGTTCTCAGACATGCTGGGAATTACCAAGCCCGAGGAGCGTGTGTCCGGCCGCGACATGCTGGAGACGTTCGGCTGGCTCAATGCGAACACGCCAGGGCTCGACTGGGGCGACGTGGCGGGCGTCACGGCTGAAGTGGCACTCGACCCGTTCTCGTGGATCGGCGGCCCAGCCGGGGCACTGACCAAGACCGGCAAGGCCGCCCAGTGGTCGGCACTCGGGGCCAAAGGGGGCGCTATCGGCGTCAAAGAGGCCGCCGAAGAAGGCGTCAAGCGACTCGGGCAACTCGGCAAACTGGGTGGAGTCATGGGCACCACCTGGCGCCAAGGGGCCGAAGAGATCGAGCAAGGGCTGCGCGGCGTTGCCCAAATTCACCCGCCGTTCTGGGCCAAGGGCCTGTTCGAGCCCATCCCCATCGGGGCCGGCAGCACGATCGTGCCCAAGATCATCCGTGGCGTGACCGGCTCCGTACCGGCCCGCTGGGTCCGCGGGCTCATGGACCCGAAGGTCCAGGGCCTTTTCGACAAGACAGCCCAGGTCGCAGCCGATCACGTCTACCACCAACGCGAGCAACTCCGGGCCATCGTCCAGGACGTGGGCCCCGTGTTCGCCCGATCCATGGGCGAGCTACAGGGCAGCTTCGCCGATCTCGCCAAGCACGCCATGGCCATCGGCGCGGATACCACGCCGGGCGGCGCAAGCACGATGCGCGACATCCAGGAGCTTACCACGTACCTCAGCGAGCACGCCCCGTTGCTCCAGAAAAAGTACACGACCCTACGCAACGGGATTGTCCACGTCTTGGGCGGCGTGACCGACCCGAACATCGACCCGCGATCGAAGATCAAAGTGGGCGACGAACTGATCGACATGGTTACAGAGACCGTCGATGGGATGCTCAGCATCAAAGATGCCCTCTACGACAAGGCCCTGAACCTGGGCCTCAAGGGCGACTGGCTCGACGACATCTTCACGAGCCACTGGCCGCGCCGGGCCGGCTCCGCGGCCGTCGCCTACCAGATGGACGATAAGACCTTGCAGCTTCTCGGCACGAAGTTCGGCCACGCATTGCACCGCGAGGACACCCTGCGCCACATCCCCGAGGGCAAGCGGACCATCAACCGGCTGGCCATGGACGAGCGCCTGCGGTGGAAAGCGGACGACCTCAGGGCGTGGATCGCCGCGGACCGGAACATCGTCGATCCCGAAGAACTGAAGATTCTTGAGGAAACGCCTATCGACGTTCTGCGTCAGGGCATCGTCTTCGACGAGCACCTTGCCCCAGCCGGCAAGCGATGGGAAGAACTCTCCGGCAAGAAAATCCCACCGACACTCAACGAAGTCCAAAAGTCAGCGCTGGCCAAGGCACGGGCCGGCGGGGTGTTGACCAAGGAAGAAGCCGCACTGATCCAAGGGCTCGACCCGGACGTGCCTATCGCGTGGGAAGACCTTCACACCAAGGCCGGCGAACTTCTCTCGTGGGTCCGGGGCCTGCCGAAAGACACCGTGACAACCGGCGTGTTCAACCGGCCCGTGATGGACGAACTTGCCGGTTACATGAACGGGCTAACGCACGTCTACGGGTCGCTGTTGACGATGCACAACCTGATCCGCGGCGGCGTGAAACTCACGCAAGAGCACCCTGGCCCCACGATCAATCTGTACGAGGCAGTCTCCAGCCTCACGCTACCCAGCGGCAAGAAACTATCGGCCGGGCTGTTCTCCGAACGCGGGCTGGAGCGACTTGCCGAGGACATCGCCACCGACCTTGGCGCGCCCCCGCAAGCACTTGCCTCCATCCGGGCCAACCCGAAAGAGTACCTCAAGAATCTCGACATCCCCGAGCCGGTGGCCAAGGCCCTGCGTGCCCACGTCGAGGCGATGACCCACAAGCCCGTTCCCGCCTGGCTGGAAACTTACGACAAGATGCACGGCCTGTGGAAAGCGTGGGTCACGACCGCCGCAAACTGGCCGGCGTTCAACGTGCGCAATGGTGCGGCCGGATTCTGGCAGAACTGGGCCCACGGCGAGATTGGATTCCTGCCGCTCGTCAAAGCATACAAAGAAACGGCGAAGTGGCTCCACGACGGCACGGGCGAGGTGACGAAGTATCTCGACGAACTGCTCTATGGCGACCCGCTGGCCATGGGCGCCGGTCAGCTTGAAGATATTTCCAAAGTCCTCGCCGAGCGCACCGCCAGCGCGACCATGAAGGGCAAGGGCGTCCTGACGATCGACAATCTGTTCATCGACCCGTTCCGGGGTGTTCCTGGCCACGTGAAGGAATCGCTCAATCCATTTAATGTCATCGGCGGATTCGCTAACACCGAGAAGATCATCAAACAGGGCGGCAAGCAGTTCGTCCTGGCCGAGATGGGGCAGCGAACCTACGGCGTGGTCGAGGCCATGAACCGCATCTCACCGTACATTGCACTGCGCGAGGCGGGCATGACCCCGGCGCAAGCCGCCTACCGCGTGCGGCAAATCCAATTCGACTATGGCGACATCAGCCCGTTCACGGCCAAGCTGGGCAAGCGCATCGTGCCGTTTCTCACCTGGAGTAGCAAGAACGTACCGCTCCAAATCAGCAAGCTGATGATGGAGCCCGGTGGCAAGGCCGCCCAGACGATCCGCGCGGTCAGCGGTGCGACACGCGGCGGCCCGGAAGAGCCCTACACCCCAGCGTGGCTTCAGGAAGGTACCGCCCTCCGCGTGGGCGGGACCGACGAAGAGGCCATGTTCCTGCGTTGGCTGGGCATCCCCATCGAAGACCTCAACAAGTTCCGTTTCTTCCGGTCGCGGCCGTCGGCCCAGTCGCTCCGGCGTGGCCTGGCGGACCTCAACCCGTTTTTGCAGACCGTGCTGAAGCTCTATTCGGGGAAAGACCCGTTCACTGGCCGCGACATCAAAGACTTGTACGGCCCGACCCAGACGGTATTGGGCGAAGACCAGAAGATGCCATGGCTAGACGCCATTATCTCGTCGTCACCTGGGGCGCGGGTACTGACCACTGGTCGGCAGTTGACCGATACGCGGCACAGCCTCCTGTCGAGACTTCTGAACGTCGGGACCGGCGTAAAGCTCGGCGTCTACGACACAGAGAAGTGGCGGATTCTGGACGCCCGCAACCGGCAGCGTGAAATCCTGGACGACAACCCCGACATTCGCACTGGAGAGCACTACTACATCAAACCAGACCGCAAGGCCCAGGCCAGCGAGCAGACGAAGCAAGACCTAGCCCGGCTGCGGGCGTTGGACAAGGCCGTCAAGGCGCTCCAGAAGAAACGGGATGCGGCGTTAGTTGGTCAATGACTCTTCTGAATCACTCTTCCATTTGTCCGCAGACCGGGCACACCCACGGCGCCCGGTGTAGTAGGAAATCGCGGACGTTCTGACCTATGCTGTGCTCGGCCGCGTAACGCAGGTCCTCGGCCGTCTTGCGAAGGGCTATGGCCGCGTCGTGGACCGTTAGCGTCGCCGCGTCTTCTTCCGGCGCCCTGAACCACGCCAGCGATTCCCGGGCGTCCTGTATCGCGGCGCCGGCTTCCGCCAGGGCGTCAATTACCGCGTCGAGCCGACTGCGGTGGTCTTTCAGACACGCGATAATCAGCCGTGTCTCTGGCGGCAGGCGGTACTTCCTGGGCCGGTGCCGTGGCTCGCGTGTGGCTCTGGTCATTACGTGGTCCTCCATAACCCGTATCTTCCACGATTCTATACTCCGGGCTCCCGCACGTCGGGCAGCGTGGCGCCTCCCATGTGTTGTTGCAGCGGTTACACAGCGGGAGCAGGAGACGCTGGGGCGGGGGCGGCTTTGGACGTTCACAGGCCATCGGCGGCTTTTTCCAATATCTTGACCAGCGTCTTAGCACAGTTCAGAAGCACCTCGTAACGCAGGGCACTCCCGAGGACGTTCTGGAACTCCTCCGGTGCCGGCCAGAATGTCTTGGGCAGTGGCGACTTGGTAGACCAGATGCTTACTCCGTAGATTATGAGCATCGTTAAGCCCATGGGCCTTCCTGGTCCACTCCTGGCCTTTCGGTCACTGTCGCGGACCAGTTCGTCGTAGACTGCCTCAGACACGAAGACGGCCCGTGGCTTCGGCTTCTGCCGGACGAGCCATCGACGAAAGGATGCGACGGCATCGGGCCGCATGTGAAGCCGCTCATCTATCTCCTGAAGTCCAGCCGACTCGTCCTGGCCCTGATCGTCAACGGGGCCTTCAGTCGTCTGTTCGATCATCTGGGTTCTCCTGGCGATTAGCGGCTCCAAACAGCGTGCCTTGTCTCAGTCGGTGGCAGGCAAGGTCGCAGTAGGCTGGGTTCAGCTCGATGCCGATGCAGCGGCAGCCGTTCTTGCGGGCGACCACGGCGGTGGTGCCGGAGCCGAAGAACGGGTCGAGCACGGTGCAAGGAACGGCCGGGCCGGCGTTGCATGTGCAGGCGGGGCGGAAGCCGAGAGTGGTATTCTTCACTGGCACGTTCTGAGGATGGTTAGAGGGATGTCGGTTGGTGTATGTGTCCGGCTTGCCTTTGTCGTCACGCCACGCCTTGCCGCTTTGCAGTAGCTCTCGATACTCTGCGGTCATCTCCACCACCCTTACCCACGGCTTTCCACACTTGGGGCAGCAGCCCTCCTCACTCGTGCCGGCTAGGACGCACGGCTCGACCAGCTTGCGCGGGAACGTGGC